TGTAGTCTATGCTAAGTATTACTTCTCGTATCTATAATAATTACCTACATATCGCTTACGATTGTATTTGTTAGGTCGCCTAGCGTGTGGCATTTTGTCATCGCCTACATACCAATGTGATGCAATCTCATACAATCTTTTCTTTACTTCTTGCTCTGATTGACCAAGATATAAAGTCATAAACTTCATACGCATATTTTTTGGTACGTTGTTCTTTGCATAATTCCACATACTTTTGTAGCCGTAATGACCACCTTTCATAACACTGTAACTATAATCTTGGTTACGATGTTCGTGAAGGTAATCTTTATCGTGATACAAGTTCCAATAATCTTGTATTACCATACTTACCCCTTTTCTGCTATATAAATAGCTTGTAACCTACAAGTGATATCTCTATGCTCGTGGTGTCAGGCTCCGTATCGTCACACCACAAGACAATTGATACGGTACTCTCACATAGCTTATAGATTACAAGCTACCTACGGTAGCTGTAAATTAGGTTGAACTAAATACATCACATTCTTCTGTGAGTAGTTGGTAGTTTCCAGTGGTTTCTACATCAATATTTCTAATCATTGGCTCACCAAACACGAGGTCAAGAAAAGAAAACTCTACTAGATTTCTCATCTCGTAATCTCGTACTGTATCTACTACTTCAGCATTAGTTCCGTTTATGTCAAAATAAACTTCCATTTTTACTCTGTACATTATTTACCCCTTTTCTCTTAGAGAGTTTATACCCTCTTAAAACAAGTCAAGCCTGTTTGTTATAACGTTGGTACGTTAATTATTAAATTGCTTTTTAGTTCGTCTAACTTCTCATAGAAAGTCTCTGTATTAACTCTCTTTGATTTGTCGTTGTCTATCCAATTAAGGTGTTTGCCTGTTGTATTGCCCCATATGTTTTCTCTGATAACTAAACCAGTTGATTTATGGTCAAAAGCTACAAGCGTTTTATAACTAAAGTAATAAATTACTTTGTTTACGTCCTGAAACATAAGAGCATTTACACCGTAATTACTGCTTGAATAATTGCCGTATGTGTCCACTCTTACAATGTCACTTAAATAATTTGTTAACATATTGCCTACTTTCTTAAAGTGCCTGACCTGTTTTAAGGGGGTATCGTTTTTATTGCGTCCTGTCTGCTGTTGGAAGTCTTTGAGTGGTTCTCTACGATATGCCTAGCTCTCCGTATTTTTCGCTTGTGGGGTCTTTCCCGAAGAGTTTCCCTCTCTTCTCAGTGGCTACTATGTAGCTAGATAGTAAGCAGATTTCATCTCTGCGTTTAGGTGTCCTATCTCGGAACAGCTTCAGGTTGTGCCATTTCGGTCTAATGTCCCCCTAGTGTTCGTGTCTGATTTGCCCACTCTCTCAGTTCTGTTTAGTGACTGGCTGAGTCCTCGTCCCTTTCTTTCTATGTTTATAATCTTAGCAGATTTTTAATCTTTGTCAAATCTCTTTGACTCTTTTTATAAGCCTCAAGTATTTTTCCTAACTGTATTGAACTTATAAAATAAGTATACCATAAGTGAATTTATTTGTCAAGTACATTTGCTAATTATTTTTCTTTATTGTTATATTGCCGTAGGCAATTACTGGACTTGCTTTAAATGTGGTAGGGGGTGGCTGTCAATTCTGCCGTGCTATAGAACAGAACAGCTCACACTATAGCCATAACTACACAAACAATATGCAGATGTACAAACTATGTTATAACTAACTATAAATATACTGTAAAACCTAATAACAATATAATGCAAATGTCAATATTAGGTTTATATATTGTATATGTAAGACCATTATTTCTATGTAGAACAAAATACAAAATAAAGTACAGGTAAGATACTACATATAGTGTATTTTCAGTGACATACTACATATAGTAGGTGCACTATCACAGTAATACCCTTTTGTCTTTCCTACTTGTTTGAGTGTGTTACCACACTCTGTACATTTCATAATGTACAGATTAGAGTAGGGGGTGAGTAAGATGTAGCGGGCTCTTATGCTTTAAAAGCTATAATGTGCTATAAGTTATTATTTTCTTTTGTCCTTGAGTACTAGGTTTGTGTTCCTACTGTATCGTGTTACCGATTCCTAGCTTTCTGGCTCCCGATGCCACCTTCACTTGTAACAAATT